TTGGGGTGCTGAAGTATCTAACTTCAGAGAAAAAGCAGTTGCCTCTTCACCTGTAGAAGATGAAGAAGATGCTCTTAGTTACTTTTCAAAACTTGCTGAGGAAGAATGAAGATTGCACTAGCAACCATACTCGCATTAACATCCCCTGCTGCAATGGCAGGGGATTACTACTATAGACCAGTAGGTCACACTACTACTCAGTCCTGCTATAAAAAAGTTATGCGAGAAGAGTATATCCCACCACATAGAAGTCATTATGGTGAAGGATATATTAATCGTTATTACGATACAGAAGAAGTCCCATGTTGGACATTAGGACACAGACCATACAGACCTCCTTATCCTGACTATGGTCCTCAAACTAACCCAGAGCACACTGGTCCTGATCTAAACTCATGTGAAGAAGGTTCATTCTTAGGAGCAATTTTAGGTGGTGGTGCTGCAGCAGCAATGTCTGAGAAGGATGCTATGGGATGGTCAATACCATTAGGTGTTGTCAGTGGTGCATTGATAGGATGTCAAGTAGACGGAGGATAGTCTATGGTAGAAATGATACTTAAAGAGTTCCCCCTTACGGAGGTAGTACGAATTCCTATGAATAAAGATACCTATACGAAAGCAGAGGTGGACGCTCTAATCAAGTACGCTATTGATGAAGCAAGAAAAATTGATGAAGCATCAATGGCAAAGCATAATCGTGATGCTACTGTAATCAGTATGATATTAGGATTCACTGCTCTTGCTTTATTTGTAGATGGATTACTTAGATTATTAGGTATCATTCCTCCTTTCATGGAGATAGATATAGATGTTCTTGACAGAATTGTAGACAGAGTAGAAGTAGATGTTTTTGATAAACTAAAACAAGTGCCAATACAAAAACTATTCAGATGAATGATATGACAATAGCGATATTTTTCGTGTTCTTTGTTGCAGTATTTGGTGCAGCATTTGCATTCATGTTTAAGTCGATGACTATGATATATCAGATGGACAAACCTATCAAGAGACGAGTGCATCCAGAGATGGATGAAGTTGAAACTGGAACTGAGTTGCTAGTCTTCAGAGGATATGAAGATGATGAAGAAGATGATGACGATGATGGTGACATCCTCGTAGTCCGAAAATGACTTTTAATTCCCAGATAACCGCAAAAAAATTTCCGCCAAAATTTTGACCCCTTTAGTTTTTTATGAGACATATCTTATTCGATCTTATAGATTGTCCTTTTGATTTGTTGGATGAAGAAGAGTTTATAAAAGAAAGTTTAGTACACGCAGCAATAGTTGCTAAGTCACCTTACTTAAAAGTAGAAACACATAAGTTTGAACCTCAAGGTGTAACTGGTTATGCTCTATTGGAAGATAGTCATATCAGTATACACACATGGCCAGAACTAGGTATTGCTAAGTGTGATATATTTTGTTGTGGTGAACATTCCAGACCTAAAGAGGCAGTTGAATATTTACATCTTCGTTTTAAATCTCAAGAACTTAAAAGATGGAGTTGTGATAGATCAATACCCTCCACCATAGTATCCTCCACCTGAGGATCCTGATGAACCAGAAGAAGAACTACTACCACTGCTACTGCTAGAAGAAGAACTAGAACTAGATGATGAGGAACTGCTGCTCGAAGATGATGAACTTGTACTGCTGCTAGATGTGCTAGTTGTACTGCTAGTTGTGCTAGTTGTGGTTGATGTAGTCGTAGTTGCTGCTGTGTCTGTTGAGGTTGCGACTCCAACGCTTCCTGATGTAACAGCAGAACCAGTAGGACCATAGTCAAATGTAGTTGTGCTAGTTGCTGCTGATTGTCTAGATACACTCGCACTGACAAAACCTGCAACATCAACAAACCTCGCTGCAATAGACAGTGGGGTTTTCTTATTGTTTACATCATCTAGTTCTGGATGAGGTTCATATGCAATCTGATCTTCAAACTCATCTATCATTAAATCAACTAATGAGTTTGTAGGTAATAGTATTTGTCTCTTTAACTCATTCTGATATACTTCATGTTCATAGTTACTTACTGGATATCTTGATTGCTCTGCAGTTTTTGTAGTGCCATCTGGCATTACAGTTCTAAACGAATCTAATACTTCTATACCTTTCTTAGTTATTACAATGTCACCATCTTTTACCTCATTTGTTTCATAATGATGGATAGCATTCTCATCACTATAGTTTTCTTGGACAAATTTTAGTAGGTCATTATTATTCTTTGGCCACTGTTCATAGAAGTCAGTTATATTATTTACTAGGAGTATAACCCAGTCTAACTTAGAGTCTCTAAACAATCTGTATGCTAGTGATGATGGTGTATCAATATCAGATATTGAATATGCTTCAAAACCTGTTACATATTGATCTAGATTTTCTCTGACTTTAACTCTACGGAATATATTTTTTACCAGACGATATTTGTATGCCTCATCTTCGCTGACACCTTCGCCAATATAAACGTTTGGAAAGTAAGTAAAATATGCTGACATTAGTAACCTGCTCTTAGATCTGCTTGACTGATAACCTTTGTTTCTGTAAAGGACATATCAATTTGAATGACTGGTACATGAATATGACCATCAAGACCTTCTACATCTTTGAATGATGTGTATTGCCCATCAGGTGTGTAGTTAACACTCATCCCAGTGCATACTGAATCATTTACTTTGAACATTAGTTCTGGATTTCTTATTGTAGCAGATCCTACATTGGGACTCATTCTCACGAACTTTATTCTATATTTATCTGGAACTTCAAAATATCTGGATTGATTTAATGTTTCACCTAGGTTATTAATACTATCAAGAACCTGTTGATTTTTTTGCTGTGCTTGCTCAGCTGAAAGACCCTCTGTATTTGCTAATCCATCACCATCACCAAGATCAAACAAGTTTGCACTACCACCTGCAATCTTAGGTGCAGCACCTTCTTTTAAATAAGTTACAATCTTTCTTATTTCTGCTGCTTCTTTCTTTGATCTAGCATATAATTTAAATGAAAAGTTATGACTTCTAAAACCCATTGAGTTGAAGATTTGTTCTGAGAATGGGTTGAATACTCTACCTTGTGCTATTGCAGTTATCTGATTTGCATTAGGTCCTCCACCACCACCTGATAAATTATTGAGAGAACTTGATACCTTTGATATCATATTAGCAGTTGCTTCTGGTAAGATTGCTTGTGCACCTGCTGTTATTGTTGATGCTACTTTATCAAAATTTAAACCACCTGTACTTCCCTCTCCTGCTAGTGCTGATGCCATGACACCTGCTACACCCATATCAACTTTACTATATGATGGTGAGTATGAAGTTGATATGCCCTTTGGCATTGCTAGATACACTCTCTCCTTATTATCATCTGTTAATATTTTGCTGTTCGGTACGTTCAATCCTTTATAACCGTCTGCCTCATCATCATAACTTATTCTGTATCTATGAAACATAACATAGTCAGTCGCCTCCGTGGGATATTCTTCATCCCTTCCCTCTGGGGACACTGGTCTGTATGGATATTTTAAAACACTCACTACTTTTTCCTAAATACTATGTGAATCTATATTATATTTATGAGGTATCAAGGAAAATATCGACCTTCTTATCCTAGAAAGTATAAAGGTGACCCCAATAATATTATTTATAGGTCATCTTGGGAATATAAGTTCATGAAATGGTGTGACTATACAACATCTGTACAAGAATGGGGTAGTGAGGAGATTATCATTCCATATATCTCACCTGCTGATGGTAAACGTCACAGATATTTTCCAGATTTCTATGTCAAAATACAGAATAGAAAGTATCTGGTAGAGGTAAAACCATTCAAGCAAACCCTTGAACCCAAACCTCAAAAAAGAAACACAAAGAGATACATAAATGAGGTTGTTACCTATCATATTAATAAAGCGAAATGGAAAGCAGCAACTGAATTTTGTAAAGATCACTCTTGGGAGTTTATGTTAATCACTGAAAAGGAACTTAAAGTATAATGGCAATCCCTAGTCCGCAGAACGCTAGAAAAGTCGCTCCTATGCATGGTGTAGGTGGGTTTCTTAGCAACATGCTTAAGAATAGTAAGAACACACCTGCTACATTAAACAAGTGGTCGGTTAGTTTTTCAACTCCATCGATACTACAGTCAGCATCTCTAGGAGGTGGTAGTGGAGGTGAAACTCTGACTTTAGAAAAGGGAACTGCTGCTGACTTACTAGATTACTATGCAAACACTGTGAATCTACCTAGTAGACAGCTCACTACTGCACAGTTTCAACCACCAGGTGCGTCTGTAAAGTATGCAACCAACCAAGCATTCAGTGAGATGAGTATAGAGTTTACTATACCTAGATCACAATATACGAGAGCAATATTTGAAACATGGTTGAGTAGAATCACAAGAGATTCCAATCAGTACGTTGATTTCTATGAAAGATATACTGCACCTAGAGTAAGGATATACAAATGGGAGACAAATAGTTACACAGATAGGTTAGATGTTAGGTTTAATAATCTAGGAGAACTGACTGGTTGTTGGGAGATGCAAAATGTATTTCCATATAATATTGGTTCTATAGAGTTAAATAATGAACAAAACACCAAGATGACTTTGAGTATAGGATTCTTCTATGAAAGATATAGATTCTATGCACCAGATGAGATTACAGATCCAGGTAATAACTTCTTTATGACAGTCCCTGCTCCCTTTGGTGGAGTTCTAGGAGATTTCCAAGAGGGTAGTCAAATTTTAAATACCTTTACAAGATCTGGTCAAACATTCTTAGCAGGACAAGTAAGACCTTTTGACCTCGCAGGATCCTTCTCAGCGTAGTCTGCTAAATAAAATATGACGTGAAATAATTTATGGCATTACCTAAGTTAAATGTACCTAAGTACAAATTGAAACTAC